TCATGTTTACGGGTGTTGAGAAAAGGGGAGAGGAAGTCCCCCTTAGTGATTTAACTCAGGCAGAAATGGAAGCCCGATATAGAGAACAAAGACAGAAAACCATTGGGCGAAGCTCAAGAGGATCTCTTGAAACAGTCGGAACAGGGAGAAGAGCTGCCCAAATTGAACAAGAAAATTTAAAAAAAGCGATTCAAAAAGCAAGACCCGGTGAGCAGGTTGTGTTTAAGAATGTCCCTGACGCGCACAAAAAAGAAACAGGGGCAAATGTAAGAAATCCCCTTATGATGGCCATTGAATCCTCATCAGATGAAGAAGATGAAGAAGAAGAATCTGATCCGGCAGCAGGGGTCGGGCTTGCACTGATGGATGAGGGAGTGAGAATTGCTGCAGGGCAGCCACCGGAGTCAGATCCTACTAACATAGTGGGAGTAAATAGTATGCAAAAATTACTAGACGATGGAACTATAACTATATCGTTTGACTGGGGGCGCTTGGAGGTCCAGGGGGCGTTAAAATATAAAGGTGAGAGACCTTTCCCCTATTTACGCCAGCTCCCGAAACAAAGTATATTTTATTGCTTTCCTGGTAGAGTATATCATACCCTAGTAGAACTACCTTGTTTTAGTCCAACTGACTTACATTTAATTAATCGCGTGTACAAATTCCTCCCAGCAAATACAGAAGTGCTGGTTGTGGATCCGGTTTCAGAGCTCGAGGATGCTAATGGAAGATTACGCGTTATATCTGTATATGATCAGAAGAAATTATTTACTAAAGTAGCGAATATATTGGTAGATGGTGAGCCATACATTATCCCAATTGTAATTTTTGATGCAGAAGATCGAGTAGAATGTTTATTAGCCGATGGGGGTAGATTTGCATTTAGTGATAAAAGAATAAATAGAGCTTTAAAGGGATTTAATCCATATCCTACTTCATTACATGGAGACATCGTAGAAATATCGAGTCTGAGAAAATTATTTTCATTTTTCGATCTACTATATAAAGTTCTTGAAAATTATAATAGTTTTGCAGGAGGGTGGGTCAGGGGAGCGATTATAGAGATGCAAATTTTTCATTTAGAAAGATTCATTAAAGAATTAAGTAGTCTGTCAAATACAGATCCAGGTCTTGCGTCTAAACTATCTTCATTAATTAAAATATTACAAGAAATATTACAAGAAATGTTGGAAAAATTTCAAGCTGAAATGTCTTCTTTCGCCGATGAGGGCATCCAGCGCATATCGAACACTGACCATACTGACGATTTAGATCCCCTATCACAATTGGCCAATAGGGCGAAGGCGGAGGTCACTGAATTACAATTAAAAACAGACAAAGATATTGATGAGATATTCAATGCACATCGACCCTTTTTTTATCGTACACTAGAGCAGGAGGATTATGATTATACACGTGGCGATATGGTTAAATTTAGTCAGTAAAAATTGGAGTCTCTTGGCGATACTGGGCGCGGAGGGTTGGAAAATTGGGTTGGAATGGTCCATGGAATGGTCTATGCATCGCCTTCCTCCTCCTCCCCCATCGCCCTCGACCTAGCAGATGTATTCTGCCGTACACAGCGTAGCGAAGGAATAGCTCAAATACATACATACAGTATTAAAGATGTAATGCCTGCCACCCCCGAAGATATAAAAAGGGCAGCAGAATCCGTACATTATATTCCTGGTAATAAAGTTTATTACAAAGGATCTAAAGGAGAATTTTTAGCTGAATTTGTAAGATATGATAATTCTAATGAATTTAAATGTGTCATTAATCCAGATCGTAAATACAAAGAAGAACAAAGTATCCCCTCCACCGTCATCTTTACGGTCAGTAAAAAAAATCTCCGCCGAGCAACACCTTACGTGGCGTAGCAAGGAGTTAATCTTAAAATATACGATGAAATAATCAAAATTGGATCAAGAGTTCTTTAAAAATGTATATATATGCGTTCATTAAACAAATTATAATTAAATACAGCTATATCTTAAAATTAATAATAATTCATAACAAATTGAATTTTTTTCACAGGTAGATTATGAAAGTATTCTTTTACGGTATTATATGTAGTTGGTTTCTTATTATTAAGATAAGATTTATGAATATCATTTAATAGTGGTTTTAAAGCATAATCTACATCCTTCTTATCCATATTCTTATAAACAAATACCCGTTGATATGATATGAATAGTTTATTAACTATTGATCTAAATTTATCGCGATATTCATCAAATGAATATCTATCTTCTGGGAAATATTTAAAATATTCTTTTAGATTCCCATTCTTCCTCAAAGACAAATATCCCATACACTTATTATTTGTATTTACTTTTAGATCTTCAATAAATTTATAAGATGGATTAATCCATTTATATCTCAGATTGTTTTCAAAATCTTTTATAGTAAAACCCTTAAGATGATAATTATTCTCAAAATGAAACAGTTTATCTAAATCATCATAATTAGTAGTTTTGAATTGTCGTACAAATGTAAAACCTAGATCTTTAAATCCATTCGTTTCACAAATTTTATGGACAACTTCTCTACATTTAAGTAAAGAAACATTTTCGGAACCCTTATGAATTTCTACAAGAATTAGTTCATTTTTGTAAACTGGAGTAACAATACGATTATTAACGTGTCTTAGAACAAATGAATAATTGAGTTCTTTATCCATAAAATCTGTTAGGATTTTATCACAGTCTTGGAGCATTTCAAGAAAAGATTTCTTATTATCCCATTTATTTTTTAAACCGATTGAACTTCTAGTAGAATAATTCCATTGATCAGTATGATAATACATATTTATCATTGTTCCCTCAACTAATTCCTGAATAACAAGATGATCATTTATTTCTCCATTAAAAAATTCATCTGTTGAACATTCGAGTGACTTAACCGGAGGAACTACTAGGATAGAATTATCTGTTGGATTAATAATTAGACCTCGACAGAACTTTTTCCAAGATTTGTGATCATCTCTATTTTTATCTTTCATAATCAGAGAATTCTCTTTAGAATATTTCCTATAAATAATCCCATTATCTTTCATAATACGATTAACTTCTTTCATATCATCAAATGAATTATTAAAATGATTTATAACATCCATTATTATATTATTAAATGATAGTAGGATAATTTTAAGTATTAAATTTTCTATCTACATAATAAAGAATGTCTAAAGAATTAAAAGAAGAAAATGTAGAAGGGACTGTAGATGGGAATTATATAATGGATGAACCAGTTAATGAACCAGTTAATGAACCAGTTAATGAACCAGTTAATGAACCAGTTAATGAAATTATAGATGAATGGGGAACAATAGAAACATACGATTCATCCTGGGGAGAAGTAACAGTAAATTTGGATATAGGAGAAAAATATATGATCTTGTTAAAAGAAAAAGAAAAAAATATTACATTTATAGGACAAGTTTCGGGTATAAATCCAGATGATGGGATTGCGTTATTTATAGATGAATTAGATCCAGAGAATATTCTACAATTTAATACAGAAGGTTTAACACTTTTATTTAAAACAGACGATTATGAAATAATCGATATACAAAAAGTAAAGATATTTAATATAGAAAATTTATCAGGGGATGATAAAGAATTAAAAAAGAGATTAACAAAAGAGGTAATTGATGAAATAGAAATAGATATATATGAATTGGAAAAAGAAGAAAGAATATATTCAAAACAAGAATGTAAAGAAAGTCTTTTATCAGATTTAATAAATTCGTGTGATAATAAAATATCTCAAGAAAAACTATTGGATTCAATAAATATTATCTTAAAATTAGTTTATGATAAAAAAGAAACTGAAGATAGAATTATACCAGATTGGTTAGTTCCAATTATAGATAATGAAAGAGATACAGGATCATTACAATTTACTATGGATGATTATCAGGAATTGTATGATTCTGATAAATCATTAGGTAATCGGATGTATTCTGATATAATGAGAGATATCTTAAATTCATATGATTTATTTAAAGAATCAACATCAGATGTAGGTGTTGTATTAAAACAACACGAAAATAAGTTTTATTTAGATTGTATACAGGATAACTCTTGTTTGGGAATACAAGGACCATATTCATTTGATGAGAGAAAAAATAATAAGATTTTTAAAAGAATAATTGATTATGATGAGAATGATAATCCTATATATAGCAAATTAAGAGATCCTGAACATATACACGCAAAGGGATTATTATATATACCAGATGGATTATTTTCATTTATTTATAATATTAAACCTTATGGTAAAGAATTAACTTTATATGAAAAATGTTTATATGGATCATTGGCAAATCATAATAATTTATTAAAAAGAAATATATATCAAAAACTTCCTATATTAAGTAAAGTTATTAATGAAAATGATATGATTACGGAAAAAGCATCAAAAACATTAATATTATATATATTAAATAAAAAATATGATGATAATGAAGATTTTTATAAGTTGATTAAGAATTTAACCCCATCATTAAAAGAAATTTATGATTCATTAGATAATGAAATAAAAGATAAAATTTTGAATTATAATGATGTATGTAAGATTTGTTTAAAATATAATATAAGAATAGATGAATTATCAGGGGAAGATACTAAATTCATAAATGAAATAATAACAAGGAATACAAAAAGTTATTCAGGTAAATCAAAGAATATAAAATATAGAAAGAGTAAAATAGAAGAGAAGAAAATTTCATTAGATGTAAGAATAAGATTGGCTAAAGAATTGATATTTTCAATGTTAAATATAAGAAAGAGGAATGAATATATTGGTAAATTTATAGGTTTATTTTGCAAAGAACCTGAAGGAAATCAAGAAAAACAATGGTATTATAATATTTATGATAATGAAAAAATACTATGTAAACATTACAATTATATATCAAATAATATCAATACAGACAAATTCATACAAATGAAACAATTATACGGTATGCCACCACGTGATGGAAATGTATATTGTAAAGTTTGTGGCGAATATATCTGTAATGAAGAATTTTCATTATATGAGGGATTTTCTGAAGATAAACCGATATCATCAAAATTTGAATCTTTACAAGAAGAAGAAGATCCATTCTCAAAATATGATGATAAATATGAGGAAACTATTCTTTTAGTAAAGAATTTAGGGTTAGGAATGGGTGTTTCATTAGAGGAAAAAGACATAGTATTGATCATTGATATGTATGATAGAATGAATGAGGATTTATTGGCAAATAAAAGATATCAGATGACAAATGTTTCAAATACAGATGAACATCCGAGAGTAAAAGAGATACTAAAAAAATATAAAAAAGATAAAGATACTAAATATAAAACAGAAAAAACAAAAGATTTTCAAAAATTTTTAAAGAATACGAATAAAATAATAGGTTATACAAGTTTAATCTTAATAATAATACAGACTGGAATACCAGCTTATAAATTATTTAGGAATTTGGAATTCAATTTATATGATTTTTCTAAATTAAATGATTTATCAAATTTTGATAGTATACCAATAAATAATAAAACGATTGATTACACTATCTTTGCTTTAAAAAAATGCTCAAAAAAATATATAGACACTGATACAAAGATAAATTGGAAATATTTTGATCAATTATTATCAGAAGAAAAAGTATATGATATAACTAATATAAGAGATCAAATAATAAATATACTAAGATATTGTTTAAGTTCTGATTTCCCATTATTACAAAACAGAACTAAAGAATATTATAAATATTATCAAAGTATTGTGAATAAATTTACGAAGTATGAATGGGAATTATACAAACCATTAACAAAGAATTCATTTATAAATGATATTAATCAAATCATAGATGGTAATATAAATAAAGAACTATTATTGACTCATTATAATTCAATACTAATTCAGAATATTTCATTATTAAGAGAAATTAATCGCGAAGATATATCAGATTTTCTTAAAATTACTCCATCTGATATGATGATACAAGAATCATTTAAAAGGTTATTTAAAATTACAGTTAGTCTATATGGAAAAACTAGTAAGCCAAATTTTTTGATAGATTCTAATATCTTGTATTTTATACAGAATTCTGATAAGAGGATTGAAGAGATATTCATTAAGAATGGATGGAATAAAACTACAAATACAATGGGTCCAGTTTCAATTAAGAATTTAAGAACTAAAATTATACCACAGATAATACATTATTATAGTGGTGTAAAAAATGATCTAAATCCCTGTTTTTCAGAAGAAGATAATTGTAATACATATATTCATTTAAATGTAAATAATTATGATTTACAATTATTAAATGTATTTCCAAAACGCATTTATACATATCATACACCAATAGTATTTCCCGAAGGTAATTATGAAGAAATATCTGAAAAAATAAAAGAAAAATTATTTCGTATTTATTGTAGAGATCCATCTGGTGATTTTATAAAAAGAACATTCAATACAAATTATCTTTATTCTCAAATTTTGGATATTTCACCAGAATTAGAAATAGAATTTTCTGATATTATAGATACTTATGAAAATAATATCAAGGAAACAGAAAATAATTTTTTTAATATTATAAGTTCATTACATAGTAAAGGAATACTGAAACTAAATAAATATTTCAAACCAGAAAAAATATTATTAGATGATCTATTGAATTATAAAAACATAAAAAATACCGAAATAAGATTATTAAAGGTCTTCTCAAATAATGATTATAACAATGAAAATTTATATAATTATATAAATGATTATTTAGCGAGTTTTAGAAATAAAGATTCTTCTCATAATGAACAATTATGGAGTACTGTATTTAAAGAAATATATTCTGATTTTAATAATCAAATAAATGATGATTTAGATAAATTATCAGAATTATTAAATGAAAATTTAAATGAATATAAAGATTATAGAAAAAGATTTGAGAATATATTTACTAAGTCTGATAGTGATATTAATTTAGAAAGAGAAGATAGAGATAGATTAGAAGGTATTCAAGAAGAAGGCGTAAGAGGATTTAAATATAAAAAAATGAACGAAAATGATATTAAAAAATTATTATTATTGATGACAGATGATAAAAAATTTACTAATTTAGTATTAGATAAATATACATATCATATAAAATATATTATATCATTATTAAAAAATAATTGTACAAAAAATACACGTGTTCCTAGTAATTGGGGATTACAACAGGTAAATAAAGATTATATAAATGATTATTTATCAAATAAATCATTTAGAAGTCACGGTGATTTATTAAAAAATAAAGTCCGTTATAACGGTTTTTATTCATATTATGATTCATTTGAAATTAATGATAAGTTATTTAGAGTTTTATTTGATTATTGTTCTGATATATGGAATGATTTAGATTTATTAAAGAATTCTGTTAACTCAATTATAAGTGATAATATGATAAAGATCTTATCAAAAGGGATATTCATAAAATTATTATTAAAACTAGCAGAGATAGGTTCAATGTGTCGAGATAATGATCCTAATATAATGTCCGAAATTGGCGATATCAATGATGTTGAAGAAATATCAGAAATTTATGATAAATTCTTCTGTGATATAGTAATAGATACGTTTGAATGCTTTTATGATACTAAATGGACAGAATCAAATACAAAAGATATTTTAAGTCAGAGATTAGCAAAACAATATGAGAGAGAAAAACAAAATTTAATAAGTAATTTAGATAAAATGTCGGATGATGAAAGACACGCCTCTACAGAATTACAAAAGATGGGTATAACTAATTGGTTTAAGAATTCAGATAAAGAGCATATGAAACATATACAAAGTGAAAATTATGATAATGAAACATTAAGTGAAAGATATGAAAGTATAAATGAGATTTTAAATCAAAATAAAGTAGAATTAGATGCTATGAATTATGGGACCACAACTGATACTTTATTAACAGTTCATTTACCTGGTATATCATCGATTAATGGAGGATTGTCAGTAGAAGAAGAAGGCTATGGTATTAATGATTTTAATGAAAATAATGATGAAGAAGAATATGAATTTGATGATAATGTAGTTGAAAATTCATTTAATGAATAATAAAATTTAAATATTGCGAATAAATATTATATAGTATTATAATATATATGGATATAGGAACACCGTTAGAGAAAGAAAAATTACCAACAGAAATACCGAATACTCAGTTAAATAACGGAACACCATTAGATACAGATATATCTGGTGAATTAAATCAAACAGATAATAAAGAAATTCAACCGGGAAATATTCAAGGGTATGATAAAATAAATGATCCAGAACCGAAGGCTAAAATTCAAGAAATTAAACCAACGGGTGGACCTGAGCTCGGGTTGGTAGCTAATCCTGGGCCGGTAGTTGAACCAGGTCCTGTCGCTGAGCCTGAGCCAGTAGTTGAGCCGGAGCAGGAGCCAGTAGTTGAGCCGGAGCCTGAGCCTGAGCCAGTAGTTGAGCCTGAGCCAGTAGTTGAGCCTGAGCCAGTAGTTGAGCCTGAGCCGGTAGTTGAGCCAGAACCCGAATTAACAGAAGAACAAAAAACTCAACAAGAAAAAGAAAAAAAAGAAGAAGAAGATAGATTGCAAGCTGAAAATGAAATGGAGGATCAGAAAATGAAAGAAGATAAATTAGAAAAAATGAAAGAGTCTATATTAGATGATTTAGCGGGAAGAAATACAAATGATGAACAAGAAAAAGCATTAGAGGAAGACCTTAGTAGATCTCCAGTAATGAATCTAGACAAAGTGGATGCTTTGAGTGAATCATCAAAAATAGTCGAATTAGGTGATGAATCAAAACAGATGAGACCCCCCGAATGTCCACCTTGTCCACCTTGTCCGACTTATTCGGAATATGGTTCTAGACCAAGATATTATACTTATGACAGGAAAAATACAAGTTATATAGTTTTAGATAATTTTAAGGGACAAGTTTCTAAAAGAACAAGAAAACGCAGAAAGATAAGATTATCTCTTTCTGAAAAAAAAGAAAAACTGAGAGATATGAAAGATGAATTAAAAGATACAATAGGTCTTAAAGCTAAACGCACAAAACGCAAAGCTATAAGAAAATTAGAAAAAGAAATAAAAAAATTAACACCCAAACGATCTAGAAAATCAGTTCATAGGAAATCAAAAAAAACAGAAAATAAAGAAACAAATGAATCATCTAGGAATGAATCATCTAGGAACAAAAAATCTACAAAAAAGAAACAAAAGAGAAGAAGAAGAAAATCATCTACAACTGGTACAATACCTGATATTTTTTAATTAAATTCGAATATACCACCCAACATAGCAATGACTAAGATAAATTGTAATAACATAGAAATAATCTTAATTTCTGTTGAATTTGGAGATATGTCTCCATAACCAGTAGATGAAAATGTTGTCATTGTAAAATATAGACGATTTATAAATTTACTTTCTTCATCATCTTCTTTATTAAAACCATTAAAATGATTATGATCAAAAAAATAAAATATACCTGTAAATATCAATACAATGATTAAACCAATGACAGATAATTTAAAAACTTTCTTTAAGTACCTACTTTGTAATATTTTTTAGGATATTTATTCATAATATATATAATATATTTAATATTAAGTATGAAGTGTTATTTATTTATTTGTATAATCTTATATACAATATTTTTACTAAAATTTAAAATAAGGGAATCATTTACAAATAATCTTGTAAATCCGGATAAACCAGATGATACTCAATTTTATGCTTGTCACGATTATTCTTTTAGAGGATTGGGAAATACAAATTACAAGATAATAAAAAATAAAATAAATGAACCATTACACGGACCTTATTCTGAATTTTTAGATGAATTTAAATTTCGCAATTATATGCGTTTTTTTCACGCACCAATTTGTGGTATTACTGATGAAAATGAAAATGAAAATAAATATGAATTTAATACTAATATAACTGGATATTATCGACCTATTTATGATGAGAGTGATAAACAATTTAAAGATCAATTTCAAGAATTAGAAGAAATGTATGATAAAGAAGGATTAAATGATCCATTTTATACTTTTTATAATCCTAAAAGTATTCAGAACAGAATAACATATACTGATGAAATAAATAAAATATTTATAGATGAACATAATAATTATAAAAAAGATTACAAGAAGTTTCCTCAATATACAGAAGAAAATAATAAAGAAATTACTTGTGGAGATGTAGATGGACACGGTAATCCGTATCATTGTGCAAATCCAAAGAGATTTAGACCTGAAATGGTTAGTGAAAGATGTACAATGTATCGTAGTCGTAGCAGACACGATGGGTTAGATCATACAAATGATTTAGATCATTGTTTAGAAATATGTTGTCAATAATAAATTAACTCATATCCATCAACCCATTTTTATCTGAACTAATTCCATTTCTAAATCGTGAATTTTTTGAGTCATTTTTTGAATAACTTTTTGTTGAGCTATAAGGACTTTTTGTAATTCTTTTTTTTCTTTTTCACATTCTATAACAGTTTCATTTAAGATAAAGA